CCCCCCTCGGGATCAGGTGCCTCCAGTCGCTCGACGTGCTGTACGACTCCGCGAGGCTTCCGCGGGTTCTTGTTCTTGCTGCCCTTGGGGCGCCCTCGCTTTCGGGGCTGTACGACATCGCCAGGTTCGACTGACTTCGCTCGCGCCCCACGTCGTCGTCCGCCATTCGCATCAGCTTCTTGAACGACGGCTCCGCTGCCCGCAGGTACATCGCCAAGTCGATCCAGTCCTTCCCCGTCTGGTCGTAGACCCTCCGGTCCCTCTTCGTCGGGTCGGTCACCCAGACGAACCTTCGAAACGCCCATAGTGGTCCTTTCTGCATGTCAGCCACGCTCTGGCAGATGCGCAGCTTGGGGATCTGCTTGTCCCCGGTGTGCGGGTTGAAGGTCGGACGCATCCAGTCGTGAAGCGTCTGGACGTGCGTGTCGACCGACTCCTCGTAGCGGATGCCCGCCTCGCGGAACTTGTCGAACCAGTCCTGCCGGAGCTCCACGTCGATGCGGTGCTTGCCGCCGCGGCGGTCCATGATCGCCCGATCCGGCTCGCGCCCGACGAAGCGCCGCTGGTTCTGGATGTCGCGCACCATCCGCCGGAAGCCGTCGTTCGGCACCTGCGCCGCATGCACCCAGAACCAGTTCTCGTCAGGGTCGACGGTGAACCAGCCGATGTGCAGCGGACGCTTCATCGCCGGGTCGACGACCTCGACGACCGGCCAGCCCCACCGCTTCACGTCGATGTCCGGCACGACGTGCGTCTCGGGCGCGACGTAGGGGAACTCCAGGTCCGCGACCGCGGCGAACGTGCCGAACTCGCGCGCTGCGCGCTCGGCCGGCGGCACCAGCGCGAGAAAGGTCAGGATGCGGTCGTGCGGCAGGACGCCGACGCCTGGGTTGCACGTCGAGCAGTTGAAGTGGATGTCGATCTCGGGAAAGACCGCCACCGAGCCGTAGAGCGGCGAGTCGGGGTCGCGCGCCGGCACGAGCAGCTCGTCGAGCAGCCACGCCTCCTTGAGCGGCGTGAGCGACAGGTCGGTCCTGCCGCGACGTGCCATCAGACCGCGGCGCACGGCGTTGAAGATGTTCTGCGGCGGCGGCTCGTCGAACCATGCCCGGTCCCAGACCGCGCCTTCGAACACGTCCACGTTCTGCTGGTACGACATCAGCACCATCTCGGCGCCGCTCGCGAAGCGCCAGAGGTACGGGAAGCCCTCGGCGTTCTTCTTCGGAGCACCCTGCAGCATGCCGGGCGAGATGAACTGGTCGAACTTCGGCAGCACGTTGTCGCGCAGCGCGTCGAACGACTCGCCCGCGACCAGCGCCCGGTAGCCCTTCCTCGAGCTCCGAAGCGGGCGGGCGCGGTCGTTGCCGCCGAGCGCGATTGGCTTGTCGCCGATGCAGGCGGCGATCGTCTCGATCGCACCCCACGTCGTCTTGCCCTGCTGGTTCGGGGCGACGACGGGGCGGATCTCGCACTCGGACTCGAACCAGGGGAGCTGGTACTTGAGCGGCTTGAAGCGCAGGAACTCGGTCGAGCGGACGACCGTCTCGGTCTGCTCGGTGAGGGCGCGCAGCTCCTCGGCCAGCTCCTCGCGACTCAGCGCGGAAAGGTCGCGCTTGGGCTTTTCTTGCACCACTGCACGATGCGACTATCCCGCAAATTGCAGAAATGCAAGAAATTTAGAGTCGTTCGCGATAAATCACTGACAATTCAATGGGAAATTGCCACACCGCTCGCTCGGCACGTAAATGCGCGACGAGCCCCAACAGATGCTGCTCGTTGCAGCAGTCGACTCGCACCGGGAAGGTGCCGAGAGAGTCAGGCTTGCGCCAGATCAGCATCTGGCACCCGCAGCGGAAGAAGATCTGGTCGTCGCCCCACGCCTCGCGGATGCCGAGGTTCATCATCGGCGCAGCAAGCCCAACGCGCAACCGAGAAGGAACCCGATCCCGAGGATCAGAAAGACCTCCAGCCAGTCAACGTCGCTCACTCGGGAACCTCGCGCAGGATGACGGCGGCGATGTGCTTCATCTGGATCAGCCCCTCTTCGCCGACTACCCACTTCCGTCCAGCCTTCAACTCATCGATCAGGTGGTCGTAAAAGACCTTCCCTGCACGCATGCGAATTGTCTCGCCGGACGAGAGGAGGACGACCGCTTCCATCACTCGGGGTCCGCGTAGTCGAACAGCACGCGGTCGCCGAGCAGCACCGCCTGCCGGCGGCGGCGCAGATCGTTCTTGTCCACGACCTCGTCGTCCCACGGCCACTCGACGCCACAGAGACGCGAACCGTCGTCCTTCTTGTAGAACACGCCCGCAATCGCCGTAAGCGGGTCTGCGCTGGGGCCATCGCGAAACAGCGGGCAAGAGACGCCGATGTCGACCTCGCGCCCGAAGTCGGCCGATTGAATCCAGCGCACCGTCGCCTCCTCGGGCGCAGTGTAAAGCATCGCCGCGATCTCGTGCGCCGAGAACATGTCACCGATGAACGTCACCACACAGGCTCTCATGCTTCCTCCGGTTCCGGCGCGACCTCGCCGGGCAGCAGGTTCCAGCCGGGGTCTTTCGTCTGGATCGCCTTGTCGGCGAGCTTCTTGTGGATCGCCTCGACGTACATGCGCTCCACGTCGTCGAGTCGGATCATGCGGTGGAACGTCGTCGGGCGCCCCTTCGGGTACTCGCCCTGGTAGATCTTCTCGACGTTCCGCGGCAGCTTCAGGATCTCGCGCAGCCACATCTCGGCGAGCTCGCCCGCCCACGGGATCGTGCCCCACATGCGCGTCGGGACGAAGTAGTCGTCGGTCCCGCCGACGATGATCGCGTCCTTCGGGTCGATGATGCCGATCCACGCGCGCCAGACCATCGGCTCGTCGTCGTCGACCGTCAGGCCCGAGACGACGCGGAAGCCCTGCACCACCTTCGTCTCGCGCGTCAGCGGGTCGCGCGACAGCATCGGCTCGCGCGGGCCCTTCGTCTCGAGCCGCTCCAGCGCGATGATCTGGCGCTTGCTGTACTTCGTCAGGTCGAGCATCAGCGGCTTCTTTCCTGTTCCGCGCGCAGACAGATCGCGCAGTCGTCGGGATGATCGGCGCGCAGCCACTGGATCACGCGGTGCAGCTTCGTCATCGCCTCGACGCGCTTCGCGTCGTTCGGGTCGGGAATCGGCTGTTTGAAGCCGGGCGGGGGGAGAATCACGAGCGGGTGCCCTCCAAGCTGCTGCCACCACCGGGGGAAAGCGCGCATGCCGCGACGCCCCGCGCACGTCTCCGCGCGCGTCCGGTCAATCGGTGGATTTCAAGCAACGTCGTCATTCGTCAGCGACTCATTCTGGTCAATCGAAGCACCTTGGTTCACGTATCAGCGATCAGCGTCTGAGGTGCTGGGATTCCATCCCATGGGAGCCATACTCCATGGCTTGGTCCTCTGGCAGGATTTGAACCTGCAACCTGCGTCTTATCAGGATGCTGCTCTTGCCGTTGAGCTACAGAGGGAGAGTGAGTCGGCACGTTTTCCCACTTCGCTGCCGAAGGGCTCGGCTCGTTCAGACCTCGATCGCTGTCGTCGCGTTGGTGAGCGACAGGCGCGCGTCGAGCTGTCCCATGACCTCCATGTAGTCGTCGTACTGCTTCGCGAGGTCCGTCTCGCTGACATGCACGATGATGTCCTGCGGACCCGCCTCGGCCTCGGGCTTCATCGCGCGGCCCGCGTACTGCGGGTTCTGACGCACGCGGGCGAGCGTCGCCTGCGCATCGCGCACGAACTTCGCCCACTCGCCCTGCACCTCGCGGCGCCAGGTGAGCCACTCGGCGATGGTGCGCGTCGTCCCGGCGATCTCGAGCTTCTTCTCGAGGTTCACCTTCTGGATGGCGACGCGGATCGCGATGATGCGCTGCTCCATGTCGCCGATCGCCTGCAGCTCGCGCGCGATCCACTGCACGACGCCGCCATCCTTCTCCATCGGGTCGCGCATCTGCGCCGGGCGCATGAGGTAGGGGCCGATCCCCTGCCGCTTCTTCTCGATGCGCGCCTTGATCGTCTTGATCTCGGCGAGTCCTTCCGTGATCGTCAGCACTCCTACCTCCTTCGCAGCATCAGCAATACGATGAACAGCGGAACGATCATCGCGATCCAGAAGTTCTTCAATTTCCCGGCACCAGCAGGGGCGACAGCGGCACGTAGCCGAGGCGCTTCAGCACGTCGTCGACCTTCGACTTGTCGAGAGGGTTGCCGATCGCGCCGGCCAGCAGGAGCCCGAACGCCTCCTTGAGCAGTTCCAGATCCTGCCCGTGCGCGATCATCTCACCGCCGAAGTTGTCCAGCCGGTTGTTGATGAGCTGCACCTGCGTCTGCAACTCCGACAAGGCCGTCTCGGTCATTTCTCCTCCTTCGCGAAAAATCGCCGTGCAGAAATGCAATACGCCGCGAATATCTTGCGGTCAAGGGCGGCAAGGGATATTCATTCTCACGGGAGGAATATTCATGTCGACGCCGAACAAGTACGCCGCCAACCCGCCGCTCGTGCCGTGTGCCATCGAGATGCGTCGCCCCGAGCTCCGGCGCCAGTGGCTCGAGGCCGAGGTCCACGACCGGCGCAGCGAGAGGAAGCGGTGGAAGCGCCGTGCCCCCCCGACGTTCGCGCTCGAGCCGTCCGCGGCGTTCATGGCGCGCGTGGACGCGAGCATGCGCCGCGCGAAGCGGTTCCGCGCGCAGCAGAAGGCGATCATGGGATGAAGCGCCCTCGCTTCGTGAAGTGCATGGAGTGCGGGAAGAGGCGCGAGGTAAAGCCGCAGGGCTCGCTGCCGATGCGCTGCGAAGCCTGCGTGCGCGTGGAGAACGCTCGCGCGGTCGCGCGCTGGCGCTCCCAGAACCGCGACGCCTACAACGGCTACGCGCGCGAGTACCAGCGGTCGCTTCGGGCGAAGTTTTGAAAGATGACGCCGGCTGATGCAGAGCGCGTGCTGGGGCTCGCGGCGCCGTGGAGCGAGGACGACCTCGCGTCCGCCTTCCGCCGCGCAGCCCTCGGCGCGCACCCCGACCAGGGAGGGAGC